GGATCACCAGCGGATCACTGAGGCCCGGATTGTGGAGCGTGCCGCCGGTCAGCGGCAGAAACCCGGTCTGTCCTACTCCGAGCTGAGCCAGCACGAACTGGCGTGTCGCCGCCTCCATATTCAGCACCGGATCGCGCGCCAGCAGCAGCGGAAACCCGGTCATCGTGCCGCCCGCTAGCGGCAGATAGAGACCCGCCGTCGCAAAGATCGAATGCAGCGCCTTGAGCAGCTGCCCGTTGTCGGTCTTGCTGGGGGTGATCGCGGCCGCATTGACGACGGCGAGAATCTCCTCCTGCAGCATGTTGGCCCACCAGGCATCGACGATTGTCGCCTGTATTCCGAGCGTCGGGTTGCCGTTAGTGAAAAACCCCGGTATGCCGGTCGGCGGAATGATCGGTAGCGAAGTGACCGCGCTGGTGTTGTCAATGCGGAACATGCGCGGCGTCTTCGCTGTTGGCCGGCCGCTGATCCTGCGCCATGCCCTGGTCGCGGATCTTGATGATCAGGGGTGCCACGATCCGGTAAGCACCTTCGCTGAGCACGGCCAGGATTTGGTTCCATTCGGCCGCAGTCATGCGCACCGTCAATTCGTCAGTCGGTTGCAGCATGTCGTCCCTCCATCAAAAATAGGCGAATTCCAGAATCGTATGAGCCGGCTTGATTGCGTTCATCACGCATTCGAGCAGCAGGTTGCTCCACTCGCGCAGCCGCTCGCGTGCCGTCGACAGACCGGTGCGGAAGTAGATCACCGTAAGGTCGAGTACATTGATCCGCCAGGTGAGCGCCCACGCTTCGCCATTAAGCGGATCGCCGGTGCGGTTGAGACCGGCGCGGAACGGCGCGAATTCGGTGATCGTGATCGTGAAGCCGAGCGCCTTGGCGACAGCGATATAGTAGTCTTTGCTCTGGCCGCCGCGCGCCGAAAACTTGGCGCAGACCGCCGCGATCCGCTGCTGGATCGTCGGCAAGGGGCCAGTGCACGGGTCGGGCAGACCGAGCGAGGCCTCCCATTCGGGCAGCAGCTGCAGGGTCGAGCACGGGAAAATCTCGGCGATCAGGTCGTTGAGCCGCGACTGCAGCCGCGCCCACGTCGGCATCAGCACCTCGATATCGGCGTCTTCGACCATGCCGAGCCCGCGGTGCCACACCCGCCCGCGTGGCAAGAGGCGCTGAAACTGGTAGGCGTACTCCTTTGCGGAGTATGTCGGCAGCGGCATCAGGTCGGCCCCGGTGCGAGCACCGTCAGTTGTCCCATGACCGGCAGCGCGCTGGTCGGCAGATCGATGTCGCCGGCCGGCACTGTCATGTTGAAATGATTGATCCCCGGCGTGGCAAGGATCGCCTCGTACAGGTCCGAGGGATAGAGCACGCCGCCGGGCTCCCCAATCGCCAGAAACATGTCCTCGAGCGCCGCGATGATCGCGTTCTGAACGTCCAGCGTGTTGGGGTCGAGCTCCTCGAGGGTGACGTTCACCGGATAGGCCACTGGCGCCACGACATAGACCAGCGCGGTGACCGGCTGCAGCGGGTAGATATAGTCGGCGACCTCGCCCTGGTCGCCGGTCGCGATGCCGGTGGCCGGGCGCGCCTCGAGGTGCGAAACGCCGTTGGTCCCCTGCGGGAACCCGCCATGCACCGCCTCGGCCTCGTCGAGCATCGGATAGACCGTCACCGAGCCCGTACCCATGGCGAGCGGCTCGCACCAGGCGCGGGTCACACCGGGCACCTCGAGCGCCCACAGCACATAGTCGCTCGCTGCCCCGCCCTGCGGCGGCGCGCGGTATTTGGCGAGCATGCGGGAGCGCAGCTCGTCGGTCGTCTCGGCGTCGGCGCCGCCGGTCGCGACACCGACGGTCAGACCGCCGGAGTTGATGCCGCCGATCGGCTGCGCGATCGAGATCGCCGTGCCTGCATCGCAATTGGTGTAGGCGCCGAAAGCCGTCGCGGTCATCGGCACGGTGACGTTGCCGTTGACGTCCACCGTCCCATCCGCGGTCGTCACGTAGGGCGTGCCGTCCTGGCGGGTTAGCGGCGTGCCGCCCGGCAGCACGATGCCGGGTGTGCCGGCGGTGAATGCGGCCGAGCCCGAGGCCGCGGTCGCGGCCTTTGGATAGACGCCGATCAGCGCCGCCCAGGCATAGAGAAACTCGTCCGTGGCGGTGAACGGAACGCCCATGCGGGCGATCCAGTCGGCATAGCCATAGACGCTGTACGCAAGACCCGCCATGCACCAGGCGAGCACGCGCAGCACGGCGTTGCGCAACAGCCCCGTGAGGCCCGGGACGCCCGAGGTCGTGATATCCTGAATTGCGGTGTTGCGCAGCGCGGTCAGCGACGGGCGGACAAACGGCATTCAGGGCAGCTGCGGGAATGGATTGACGAACCGGACCGGTGAGGCGACGACCGCAAGCCCGCTCCAGGCCCAGCCGAACATGAAGCGGGTCTGCGATCCGTCCGGCTTGATGATCGCGACCGCGATGCCGAGCATGGTCGGGCTGAGCCAAGATGTGTTGACGAAGATTTGCTTGGCGACACCGTCAAGGATCAGCCAGTTGAGCGCGTCGAGCGCATAGCGGCGCGCGTTGCCCAACGTCGCGCGGGTTTTCTTGGCGCGGTCGAGCTGCCACAGGTTCGAGCCCAGCGATTCGTCGTTGTACGGGTCGGCCCACCAGCCGCGGCGATCGGTCGTGCCGTCTGTCGGCGTAAAATCGGGAGTCGCGAGCACGTCGGAGAAGAGCGAGACCAAGCACGCGGTTTCGAGGTCTTGGCCGGTTTCGAGGTCGCCCTGCGCCAACCCCCAGTCGCCGAGCGCGTTGGTGTTGTCCCACAGGATGCGGATGTCGCCGCCATTGCCGCCTTGCGGCAACGGACTCGCGGGCAGATCCCAGATCGACCGACCGCCATCCCAGACCGACGCCCCGCCATCCCAGATCGACGCACTGGGACTATCCCAGATCGATACACTGGCCCCATTCCAGACCGATGCACCGCGATCCCAGGTGCTCTCCGGTAACGACCCCGGCGGCGCGTCGAGCGGCGGGTCGAGCCAGCCGACCATATCAAATCTCGAACGCCGCCGCTTCAATAGCGGCAATGGTGGCGGTTCCGCCGCTGCCGGTGGTTACGGCGAGATCGATCCAAATCGGCGTCCCGACACTAAGACCGCTCAGGATCGCTGTCAGCGACCACGGCACATTCTGCCCCGCAGCGTATCCCGGCGTATTGATCCCACTGCCGCGCGTCGCCTGCGTACCTGTTAGAGCGGCTCCATTAACGGGCGCGGCCCCCGTACCATAATGAATACGCACAGTCGAGACAGTGCCAGCGACGGAATTGTTGATTTGTCCGGAAATTGCGACCACGACCACACCGTTGACCGCCGGAGTAATCGTGTAGCCCATCCCCATCATGACAAACGCCGTCGAGCTCGTGCCGGTCGGATTGGCTGCGGTCAGATTATTAAATTGCGCTGGAACTACGACTCGGATCGTCGCGGGTGTCCCGGCATCGAGCGCCAAACCTACGCCGACATTCCAATTCGGCCCTTGCGGCCCGGTATTCCCGATCGGTCCCTGCGGCCCGGTGGCGCCCTGGATGCCTTGCGGCCCCTGTGCGCCGGTGGCGCCCGCCAACCCTTGCGGCCCGATCAGCGAGGTTCCCGGCGTCGGCCATGCCGTAGTTTTTGGGCCGAACATGTTGTAGGGACCGGTATCGATATAGAAATCGCCACTGTTGCCGATGCCGGCGGCGGGCGATCCGGTGCCGTGCAGGACCGAATTGCCGGCGGTGCCCGTTGGTCCGGCAGGTCCGGCTGGCCCCGCGGGGCCGGCTGGCCCGGCTGGCCCTGGCGGGCCGGCGCCTCCGCTACCGCCGCCGATCGGGTTGCCGTTCTGAAAAAACCCGCCGCTCGCGTCGATCTTGCCGTTCGCCTTCAGATCCTGGCTGACGTTGGTCGTCGGTGTCGTCAGGTTGATCTGATCACTGCCGTTGATCGTCGCGGTCTTTGTGGCGACGTTAAAGGCGTCCGAGGCATTCGTCGTCGCGGTCTTGGTCGTGATCGTGGCACTTTCCTGGCCGTTGATCCCGATCGCGTTGCCGCGCTGCATCTTGATCGTGTCGCCCTCGTCGGTGTAGAGCGAGATCTCGCCGGGCTTCTGGTTCTTCAGTCGGCTCTTTTGTTGGCCGGTGGCGATGACCACCGGGTTGCTCCGGTCGCCCATCACAAAAAGCGCGGTCGCATCGGTCCCGACCGGGGCATGCGAGGCCAGCCCGTAAATCTGCATGACCCCGACCTGGTCGAGGATCTCAGGCGTGTTCTGGACTCGCAGCTGTACCTTGTGGATGACGTCGGTATCGTCGGTTGCCAGGATCTTCGTCGGCGCCACGACCATCCGCATGCGGCGGTAGAGGCGATCGATCTGTGTCTGCAAGCCCCACGTGTCGCTCATTGCTGCGGTGTCGTCGGCTTGGTCGCGTTGTACTTTTCGACGTCCGAGGTGAGCACCGGTGTCGGCTGCAGCACGATCGGCTCGGGCATGAAGGCTTCTTTGGGCATCAGAGTGACATGCGCGTGTTGCCCGGCCTCGTCACGGGTGAAGGTGATCTGGCCGATGACCCAGGTCGCCTGCGGCAGTTTGAGCGCCGGCAGCTCGATCGGCGCCAGATGATTGATATCCCACAGGGTGCCGCTGGCGTCGCGCCACGAATCGGCGGTGACATTGACGGCTTGCGAGCGCGCGGCGCGGCGGTTGCGCTCCCAGATCACCCGCTGTTTGACGATCGGCTCGCCGAGCTGCATTTGCTCCGAAATGATGATCCGCTTGCGGAAGCGCGGGACACCATCATCGGTGACGATCGTCCCCTTGTCCGGCGCCGAAACACCCTGGTCGGTGAAATACGCCTGCGTCGAGAGGAGATGCCCCTCGTAGACCGAATAGCGCTGATCCATCGAGAAGATGACGTTCGCCTGCTCGACGTTGTCGCCCTGGCGGAAGCCGGAGCCCATACTCTTGGTCCCGACCTGTGAGAGCTGCACCGAGCCGTCGGTCAGGTCGTAGGCGATCAGCTGCGAGTAGCGGGTGACCCGATCGATGATCTCCCACGCAGTTTCTCCGAGATTGATGTTGAACCGCGGGATCTGCACGCCATCCCCGGCGGTGGACGAGATCGTCACGCCGTAAGGTTTGGCGAGCTGCTGGGCGATCGACAGCGTCGTGCCGCCCATGATCTGATAGGTCGGGTTGTCCTTGGAACCGACAAAGGCGGCGCAATCGACGAGATCCTCCGATTTCGAGCGGCCCTCGATCCGCACCGTGTGCTGATAGGGGCCGAACGCGGCGGTGTAGCGGTCGACATACCCGGTGATCACGAGATCGCCGCCGATTTTGACCTGGCACGGGTCACCGGGCTTGATCGCGATATCACCGGTCGTCGGATAGTGCTCGGTCACCTCGACATCGAATGATGCGGGGACCGTCTCCATGTTGCGAGTGACCGCGACGCGCTGCCAACCCTGCCACTCCTGGCCGCCGACGATCAGGCTCAAAACATCGGGGGTACTGGGGCGGCTTTGCCGAGGCAATGCGCCGTGCGGCGCGTCGGCCGTGACGGAAACATCCGGCAAGTCGATGGTATCGCTCATCGCGATAGCGCCGGAAATTCGAGCGGCAGAAAGAGCGGATGCGGTGCGCCGGACGAGGCCACGAGGTCGGGCTCGCGCGTCGTGTCCTGGTAGAGGGTCCACGCCTCGGCGAGCGAGGGCATCGAGACCAGCGTCGTCACCTCGATCAGCACCGGCAGGTTGGCGCCGCGCACCGCGAGGTCGAGGGCGACGGCGGCGCGCAGATCGCGCAGAGCCTGATAGCTGGCATCGCGCCCGGCATCGGCGCAGCGCGTCGCCTCGTCATCGAGCACGCCGCAGACCAAGAGCCGGATCGATTGGGCGTCCTGGTAGCTGATCGGGCGATAGAGCGCGGAAGCCTGCGCAAGCGCTGCGCAGGCCGCACAGCGCACGTTGCTCGTTAGGGCATCTTGGATCGCCTGAGCGGTGACCCATAGCGGCCCCGAGCCCGGCAGAGGCTGCGGGAGCCATTCGGTGAGCGGCAGAAGGAGGCGAATCGCATCGGCCGGGTCGTTGGTCGCGGCGAGCAGCGCCTGTGCGACCGCGGTCGCGGCATCGCTGAATTCGGTCGAACGGGCAAAACGGAGCTCGCTCACGTCAGAGCGCTCGTCGCGGCGGTGAGCTGTGCTACCGCATCGAGCACGGCCTGGCGCGAGGTGATGCTGTCGGCGAGCACCGATTGCACGGTTGCCGATGGCGGTTGCAGGACGCTCCGATTGCCGGTCGAATAACGCCCGTAATAACCCTGCAGCCCGGCGACGGCGTTGAGCGCGCGCGTCGGATCGTCGACGGCGAGATTCGCCAGATTGCCGAACCCGGAGATCGATAGACCGGCCATGCGCGGTATGAACGGCGCGGCACTAAGCGTGCTCGAGAGATCTCCGGCCGAGGCCTGACCCAACGCCCCCGCGATCGTGTCGACATTGGCGCCGGTTGCGAGCGCCGTCGTCGGGAAGAGGATGTCGCCGGAGACGACGAATGAGAACGCGAGCTCGACGACACGGCCCCGCTCGCGGCGGTCGGTGGTCGTGAAATCGATCAGCACGCATTGCACGCTGCCCAGCGTCGGATGGACCAGTGTGCCCTCGCCGGCCTGCTCGCAGGCTTGGATCATCGCGTCGCGCTGCTGATAGACGTCGTCGCCGACCTGGAAAGCCTGAAAGCTAAAGCGGCGCGGCAGGCGCCCGAGATCCTCGACCCATACGGTATCGCGATAGGGATACTCGTGGATCGCGGTGCGTCGGCCGGCTTTGTTCTCCGCGGCGTCCATCACGAATCCGACACCGCGCCACGATCCCGGCTGCAGCTGCTGATACCAGGTCGAGCCGAGCCACGAGGCGCCGCTCTGATCGGTCGCCAGGCTGGTGCCGGCGGTCTGCGTCAGCGGGCCGATGCCGGCCGGGATCAGATCGGCCATTATGCGGCGGCGAGCTGTTGTTGCTCGATCCGCGGCGGTGCGACGTTGACGTCGCCGGCGCCCTTGGCGGCGACCGTCACACCCGGCGGCGGGTTGCGATGCGTCACGGTGACGTCGACGGAGCCGGAAACCGGCGGCCCGCCGGTGACCTGCACGGGTTTGCCCTCGGCTTGCGGCGCCATGAGTTCGCGGGCGCGGGCGGCGGCGTCGGCGCGTTCGCCGTAGGGGTCGCCAATGCGCCCGCGTACACCACCGATGTCGTAATGCATCAGATCGGCCTCACCGCCGCCGCCGAGCGCGGTGCCGAAATGTCCGCCCCAGGCAAATTTTTTCGCCAACTCCGGGTCGCTGATCTGCAATTGCGCCAATCCTTCGACGGCGGCCTTGCGGTAATAACCGGAGATGTCGGCGCCGCGATTGCGGATCGGCTGGCCCGAGGGGTCGTAAATCTGCCAATCCTCGGCCTGGCCGAGGGCATGCTGTGAACCAGCCTCCTCGCGCACTCCCGAGGTCACGCGCGCGCTATAGCCTGGGGGCAATACGTTGGTGAATGCCTTCTCCATTGCGGCATGGAGCTCCGGATTGACGCCTGCAGGCGTTTCCTTGGTCGTGACCGTGCCGCCGCCGGTCGGGGCCGCGCCGGCGCCTCCTGGCCTCAGGAATTGTTGCGGATCGATATATTGAGGAAATGCCTCTTTGCCGCCGCGGGCCGCGATCATGCCGGGGATCGGCGAGCGCGGGTCGGTCGTCCACGGCTGAAAACCTTTCTCGTTGTAGAGCTGCGCCGCGACGGCCTTCTGCACATTGGCCGGCGCCGAATAAGCGGTTGGGTACTTCGCTAAGTCGATACCGAGCTTGCCCGCCTGTTCGCGCCAGGTGCTTTCGAGGAATTGATAAAAACCGCTGGCGGTGGTCGGCGTTCCCTCGGGTGTCGAGGACGTGCCGGGCGCCAGGTTTTTGCCACCGGATTCCGGACCCATGATCAGCGCCAGTGGATCGTTCACGCCACCATAAAAGGGCGTCGCCTCGCCCGATGGCCGCGGCGGACCCGCGGGACCGCTCGGTGCTGGGGTAGGCGCGTTGGTCCTGCGCCCCCTCCACCAGTCTCCAAAGTTCCCGCCGACACGGGCTGCGCCGGATTCGAGCGCTCCAAGACTCTCTTTGGCGGCGTTGACGAGATCGGGCCAATGCCGCCAGGTTTCCTCGATCAAGAGCAGGACACCGGCGACCGCGCCGAGCGTGCCCAAGAGCCCGACTCCGGTGATGGCGCTACCGGCACTGATCGCGCCGACGGAGCCGAGTGCGCCGGTAAGTTGACCGATAGCGATAATGCCTTGAGCGAACGCGGTGGTGAAACTCAATATCCACTTCGTCGCCATGAAGATGGCGATGCCCTCAAGGACCGTCTTGACGGTGTCGAGATTGTCGATCAGCGATTGCAGTGCGCCGCCAATCTTCTCTATGCCGGCCTCGACCTTGGCCCAATCGATGCCCTTGATCCAGTCGGCAAAGGCGGTGACGAGGCGATTGACCGCTGCGGTGATTTGCGGCTCGTGGGTCCGCACAAATTCGGCCAGCTGGTTGATGAATGGCGTCAGCGCTGTTGCCAGTGTCGTGCCGATCTGCTGCTCGAGATGTTCGAAGCTGACGGTCAGGGCGCCGGTCGCTTCAGCATAGCGTTGCTGGGCGGCGATCTGCGCATCGGTCAGCGGGGCTTGCTTGGCTGCCTCGGCATTGAGCCGCTTCCAGGTATCGGCGAGACTTTCGCCAGGCCGCTTGGCGCGCTCCATGTCCTCGGTCAGTTTGAACAGCGCCTGACCACCGAGTCCGAGTGCAGCGGTCATCCGGTCGGCCGGGTTCTTCAGGGTGTCGAGATATCTGATCACCTCGGGCAAGATGTCGGTGGTCGAGCGCAGCTTGCCGTTGATGTCGGTCAGTGCGATGCCGGCGCGCTGAAACCACGCATAGGTTTGGGGATCGCGCCCCGAAAACGCCGCCGCCGCAGCATCGGTCAGCTCTTTGAGCGACTCGGTCATATCGTCGGCCGAACCCCCGGCGAGCCGGACCATGTCCTGCAATTGCTGCAGAGACTGCGCGGATGTGCCGATGCGGTCGGCGTCGCGCTGCAATGTCAAGCCGAACTGCCCCCAGATCTCAACCAGCTTGGCGATCCCGGCAATCGATGCCGCACTCGTCAGAGCCCCGAGCACGGGCACGATGCGGATCATCGAGCTGAACGCGTCGAGCGCAGTGCGGGCAATCGCTTTGAAACCATCAGCGATCTTACCGAGCCCGGAGAGATCGACGAATTTCTGGACCGCGCGCGCCTGGCGCTCCATCGGCGCGCGCATTTGCTCGATGCGCTTGTTGATCGCCTCGATCTGCTTGCTCGCCTGGTCGACGACCGAGAAGGTGACACTATATCCCGCCAAGTTCTTAATCCTTGCGCGGTCTGCGTTGATTGTCGACCCGCCTTAGCGGCCGAAGATTAGTATAATGGAAACATTCGGCCTGTTGCGCCGGATCGGTTAAATCGAATGTTTGGCATGGTTTGATATGATGTCGCCAGGCCGCAATATAGGCGCGCTTATACTCTAATCTATTATCTGAGCGCGCGCGATCCCGCTGCCTGCTTGTGGCAAGACCCTTCTCGCTGGACCGATATCGGCGCTGTACCTCCGGATTATATGCCATTATTCCTCAGCCGCACTCCGCTCGCGGGCGATGATGCGGTTGGCCTGATCGAGCCACCAGACGATCTGCGTGCCGGTCAGCGAAAAAGCGTCGTGCGGTGCCCAATGCCAGAACCGCGCGAGATCGGCGATCAGGTCTCGCCAGTTTCCCGGCCACCGCCGATAAAGGCCGATAAAAAATCGGCGGCCTCGCGGACTTGGCTGATCCGCATGCGCTCGACGACCTGGCGCGGCAGGCCCGAGGAGTGGCTCACCAGCGCGATCTGGTATTTGCGCAGGGCGTGCACGTTGACCGAGCCGGACAATTCGCTTTCGGCGCGCTCGACCTGGTGCGCGGTCGGCTCCTCGAGGTGCAGGTTTTCATACGTGTTGTTGTTCCACTCGACCGGCGGGTCAATAATGAGGTCGAGTGTGCGCGGCGCGTCGTCGTCGCTCCGTCCCTGCCCGTTGGTCACCGCGGTGTTGAGCATTACGCTGTGGACTCCCCGACCGTCTGCCCGTCAAAGCGCACCTGAAAGGTGCCCTCCGCGGCGCGCACCTCCAGCGCCGAGGTGTTCCACATGTTGGCCCCGCCGACCACCTTGCCGTTGGCAAGAGTGACGAGCACCTCGACGCAGCGCATATCATTGAAAGACGAAACGCTGATCGCGCCGCTGTCACGCAGTGTCGCCTCGATATGGCCCTGTATCGGCACCTCGCTGAAGCCGTGCACGCTGTCGAGTCCGACGAGCGTCTCGCGCTTCCACCGCGCCGGTGACCAGGTGACGTCACTGACCACCATGTAGGCGGTACCGTCGATGGTGAGTCCGGTGATACCGGCTAGTCTTTCGCAAGCGGGCATGGATGACCTCTACGATTTGCGGAATTGCAACAGGATGGCGATCTGGCGCAGCTGATTGACCAGGTCGACAGGTGCCAAGATCTTGACGAGCCCCTGACCGGCATTCTCGACGACGATGTTCTGCGCAAAGATCGTGCTGTTCTGGACATAGCCCGCTGCTTCGAGCGCGCGATATTCGCTGATGGTCGAGGCCTTGATCATCAGCGCGTTGACGCAATTCGACCCGGCGAGGATCTGAGTCTGATCGCTGACCAGTTTCTTGCGGGCGTAGCGGGTGAGCAGATAATTCGCCAGATCGCGCGCCACGAACATCAGCCCATACATGGTTTCGACGTCGAGATAACTGTTGTCGTCGGCGCCGGCGACGTTGCGCTGGTAGGTCGTCGCCATCCGCTCGATCGTGACGGTACCGTCATCGGCGACCCGGAATGTCGACATCCCGTCGTAGAGCAGCGTGTTGCGCTCGCCGAGGGTCCAGCGCGACGGGATCGGCGGCGCCTTGAGCTGGGTGCCGATGTATTGCAACGGCAGACCGGGATCGACGCGCAGCGAGGCGGCGCAAAAGGCGCCGATCTGCGAAGCCCAGATCCATGGCGGATCGGGCGAGTCCTGGTAGGCGATGATGCTCATGTGCTGGTCGTTGCGACCGGTGCCGAATGCCGTGCATTGGCCCAGTGTGCCGGAGAAGGCGCTGAACGCACCGCCGTACAGCATTTCGCTCCAGGCCCACCGGCCTGAAGCATCGTCGAGAAAGACCTTCATCGCGTCGAGATTGGCGGTGTCGGTGTAGGGTGTGACGATAAAATCAAATGTCTGGTCGGAGAGGTTGGCGAGCCCGGCAGTGATGTCGGGATTGGCGGTGCCGCCGGCCATCGGCGTGATCGTCACGGTGACGCCGGCCGGCAGGCTCTCGCCGCCGGGCAGGCCCAGATAATTCATCCGCAGATCAATGCCGTTGCCGGCCGCGCCCTTGTTGATGGCGGTTAGATCGAGTGTGTCGGTGGGGGTGGCGATCACCGAAGTAACGGCGAGATCCGGGTTTGCGACGATCGCCGCCTGCATTGCGGTCGCGATTGTCGCGGCGGTGTCGGCGGCGTAAACCGCGGCCTGCACGCGGATGCCGCCGATATAAAGGTTGAGCGTACCGGCGGCGGTCGCGGGCCCGACAAACTGAACCTTACCAGTGGCCGCAATCGCCGCGACATTGTCGTGGTACGGCAAGAGCCACAGGTCGCCGAAAGTGTCGCCATAGAGGTAGTTCTGCGCCATCTGCGCCAGCATCGAGCCGCGCCCGCAGGCGGTCTGGATCTGGGTGAGCGACTGGACTTCGAACGGCTCGAGCGGCATTGCAGTGCCGGCCGTGCCGATTTGCCCGAGCACCAACGAGCGTTGAAATGTCGTCGCAGTATTAGCCTGCGATGCGTCCATTTCCACGTATACCCCTGGCACCCTATTCGAGTCGGGGTAATACTGAAAGCTTATCGCCATTACGCAACGACCTCCTTTCGTGGTCTACGCATGTTGTCGATCCGCCAAAGCGGGCGCAGGTTCGTATAATGGAAACAGATCGCTTGCTGCGCTGGATCGGTCAGATCGAACAACGCACACGGTTTGACGTGGTCGATCTCCCAGCCCTTGCGCCCGTAGTTCTCCCAGGACATACCGGGAAGGAATTGCGCTTCGATATGCGCGCGCAAATCTCGCTTGCTACATCCGATAACGTCGCGAAGCTTGGCGTCTTGGTCCCAGTCTCGGTTGCTGCGGCGATAGACCATAACGGTGCGAACCGCAGCACGCAGAAGGTCGGTCAGACGTGCCTGCTCGTTCGTTTGATAGCGGACACGCCTATATTTCGGATTCTTGGCTTGCCAGCGTCGCAATGATTCGCGCGAGTTTTCCGGATTGGCGATGCGATATTCAATCATCCATTGGCGATTGAACTCGCGCCGCCGCTCCGGATCGGCATATGGCATTTTTAGGCGGTACTCCCCTCGGGACGGCGGCGCGGCGCCCCGTCGGCGGTGACGATCTCGACGTCACCGTCACGGATGCGGCGGCGCCAGTATTGACTGTCGGGAACCTCGCGGCCCTCGGCCGGCAGCAGCTCATAGGGTGGTATCGGGTGGCGCACGGCGCGACCCGCAGCAGGCTTCACTTTCATCGTTCATTTCTCCTTATCCATTTGCCGAGATCCATAAAGCCGACCATAGGACAGCCAGCAGCAATACGCCGAGCACCCGCCAAATATCGGGCCGGGCGCGGAGCAATCGAGCGACATGCCAAAGAGCCGTTATCATCACTGCACCGTCACCGGCACGATGTACATCGTGTACATAGTAGCGGGCTGGTTAAAATCACCGGTGGTCAGCAAAGTGAACGTTCGACCACCATCGACTGCAACCGACTTCGACACGATCGCCGGATAATAAAACCCGTTGGCACCTGCCTGCGGGTTGCCGCTATACCAGTGAGGGCTCTGCTGCACGACGGTCCACGGCCCCCACGGGTGCGCGCCCTGCCAGATGTCCCATGTTGAGTCGGCGGTGCTCGGGCAGCAACCGGGGGCGTACGTAATCATGATATACGTGCCAAACGCCGGCAAGTACTGCGGCGTGGGGCCGTATTGGAACAGACCGCCCGGCTGCGACACCACCGGCACGGTAGTCGACAGCGCACCCCAAATCGGTTGATTGCTTCCGTCGAGGCCCTGATAGTACGTCCAGTCGCTCGCCAATCCGTCGGCGAGCTTCGTCGCCAGCACACGGCCTAGGTTGAACGCATCCGAGTCGGTATTTGCCCCCGACGGCGGCGATGATATGTGCCCAGTGCTCTGATCCGACGACAGTGCATAGACGTACTGATCCGATCCATCCGCCGCGGTCGGCCCCCCGTCCTTGCCATATTGAATAAAGGACGGCAGGCGAAATTTCGGATCGGTGAACGTCGGCGATGTGTAAGGTTGCGCATTGTTAGCGCCTCCCGGCGGCGTCGGCGCCCAGGTCTTGCCCTGATCGGTAGATGTGATCAGCTGGCCGGATGTATAGATGGACGCCTGCGGACAACTCTGGGGACATTGCCGGACGGCGCTGGCTATCAATGTGCCGTTGACGCTGATTATACCACTCGCCTTGTAGTTGGCATTGTCTGTCGTCGACGCACCTCCGTTCCATAGAGCCCCTGCGTTCGTTGTTGTACCCGTCAGCGACGCGCTGTAATCACTGAGCTTGCTGAACAGCAGGTTCGCAGTCTGACACGGATTGTTGCAGCTGGTAGCATTCCACTGACTAGCGTCGCCGGCTGTGGCATAAATATTGTCATCGTTCGACCAGGTGTTGAAAAACGTATCGCCGCTGATGCATTTGGGAGTTGCCGGGCACGGACCATTCCCATATTTGCTGAAGGTGCCAAAATTCACCTGCGAAAATGGCGGCAGGCCCACTTGGCCACCACCAAAATGCAGGCGCCTCGCAGGCGCGTCCTCGACAAAGAGCAACCCGAGGACGAGTACCGGGAGCAGCAGGGCGATCAGTTTCAGCATGAGCCATGCACCGTCGTTAGATACGCGCAGACCGCCGGCACCAGTCCGGTGCCGGTCGTGTTGCTGTTGCTGCTGACCTGCGCGGCGGTCAACGATCCACCGATGCTAGCCGCCGCAAGCTGCAGGCCAACGCCGATCGGACTGCCGGTGGGATGGCTCGCCAGCAGGTAGAAAGAAAGCGTCGGCAGCGCCGTGCTGGAATGGGTCGTATCGGTGGGTGACTGAAACGTACCCTTCCTATAGACGCTCTGAGACGCCACTGCCACGCGCACGGCCACATACGAACCCAAGGAGTCGACGTCTGGTATCCCCGCAAAACCACCGTTGGCCTCATTTAGCCCGAACAAACTGGTAACACTCCACGGAACTATTATAGTCCCGTTGGACGCATCTTGCGTTCCCATCATCTGTTGATAATTGTTGGTCTGCTGGTTCGTCAGGCTCCACGCCATCACATGAGCCGAGTTCAGCGTGTACTTCCCGGTGCCTGACGACGACGGGATGAACCCGGTGTCGATGTAAACGGTTGCACTGTTCAAGACGCCCGTGTAGCCCGCCCCTGCGGTGAAGGTCGGGGCATTGCCAGCCGTGGTCGGCACCAGTGGGAAGGTGTTGGCCACCAGATTGAGGTTGGCGACAGCTGCGTTCGGCGCCGCCATTATCCACAACGCTTCCAGTGTGGGCCATTCCGGTGTCGGATCGGTTGCGACGAGCTTGCAGATCATCGCGTCGTAAGCGGTCTCGTATGCCGGCGTGGTCGGCAGTGCAGCACCCCCGTTGGCTGCGCGTGCCCGAGAGATAAAATTGTTGGACGGCCCAGGCGTCGCGCAGGTGCTGCTGAACGGCGGCGGCCCTCCGCCCGTGGTGAACGGCATCTGGACCATGTTGGCGCGCCCAGGGCTCAGCCAAGAGGGGGCCAGCGCGAGGACGGCGACGACCGCCGCGGTCAGCGCCAGCCAGCAGAGGAAGAGCCGTCTCATTGCAGCACGATATGTACGACGCCGCTGCCGGTGCCGGTGGTCGAGAAACCGGTAGCCACCACGCCGAAAACAGCCCCCGCCGGGATTGCATTGGCAGGCGAAGCTCCAACACCCATGTTCTGCGTCGCGTTAACCCCGGTGTTAGCATTGCAGTTTTGTGCAGGCACATTGATCTGGGTACCGCTACCCAGCGCCGTCCCGCTCGCCGCATACCACAGAGCCAGCGTACCGGCGCCATTGAGGGCGCCGACCGCGCACCAAGCCGAAACCACCGTCGCAGCATTGGTCGACACGCCCATCGGCAGAGTCGCCGCCGACAGGTTCTGCCCCGGGCCCCACGTCAGGCTGAACGGGCGGGTGGGAGCGGCCCCGGCAGGACCGCCATCCACTACGCCACCGTTCGTATCGGCAAAGGTCAGTATATGTCCTACCGTGGGCACAGCGCCGGTAAGATACATCAGGCTTGTCGCCGACCAGACCGTACCGCCGACAACCGCGGCAACCACCGCCCCAATCAACGATCCGGTAAGCAGGTTTTTCATCGCATTAATTTTCCTTTACGGACACAACGTGAAGGGAGCCGTGCCGACTCCGACGCTGAAAGGTGCCGTGCCGCTGCCAACCGTAGCCGGAGCGGTGAAGCACGCAGGCGGCGCGCCGCCGGTCGGCATCAGCAGGATGAACGCGTCAGCCGACATCGACACCAGCAGCATCCCTGCCAAAAGAACTAGCGAAAGCTTCCGTTGCATCGCCCCGCCCCTGCAGTTATCGGTCCCCCGGTGACCTTGGCGCCGATCCAATAGTTAGCCGGCACAACAGTAGGTACAGTCGTCAGCAAGTTCGCGCTCTCGGTCCCCGCTGCCGATGTCACCATATTAAAGGACGACGATATCGTCGTCCCGGCTCCGATCAGGCCGCTCGCCGTCTGCTGGTAAAACTGCATCGAGCCGGCGTTCGACACGACGTCATTCTCGCAGCTGATGACGTAGACGATGCGCGGCGTCGTCGTCCGGTAGACGCCAAAACCGTTGGCCGCTACACTGAGATCCATCCCCGGTAGCCAACTAAACGAGAAGGGCTGCACCGGACCCATTGGGACGCTCAGCGCGTTCGCCCCGCCGTTAACGACAAAAGACTGTATATCGGCGGGAAACGTCACCGCAGTGTTGGCCGCACCGCCGCCGATCTGCCCCGCATTGATGGCATCGCCCGAGGCCGCAGCGGGCGTCAATGTCGCCTGCACCCCCACCGTGGCGATGTTCACGCCGCCCTGGTTAGGAAGGTTAATCACCGCAGGAAAGGTCAAATTGCACGCGGCGATGCAGACGAACGTCTGGCCATAGGTCCACTCGGCGACGGTCACCGGGTGAGCACCGGGATTGACCGTGATCCCGCCCGTCACGCCGCCGAGCACAAACGTCGGCGTCGGGGTCGCCGTGCTGACCTGGAGACACTGGTAACCGGTCAGCTCGCCGCCGCCCAAATTGACAAGTCCAGTGGGCAGCACCTGACGCTGCACGGTCAGCGCGGCCTTCCCATCCACAGCAACCGTGGCGCTTCCGGTATTTGGCGTCGTGAAGTTGGCGCAGACGATATCCATCGCAGTATTGGCGAACCCGCCGCCCGTCGTGACGGTCTGCGCATTGGCGGTCCCGCCGACAGCGGTAGCCATGAACAGATGAGGGCGTCCAGCGACTGCCTGGGCATGGGCAGCGCCAGCCGCCAGACATAGTGCAAAAACAAGAGCAAGTAGTTTCATGGCACGGTGTACCATTGAGTTGCCGCCGCCGCTTCGAAATAAGCGGTAGTGTTGACGGGAACGGTAATAAATGTGCCGGCAGCTTGTGCGTTGATTACCGCAGTCGCCGCCGGATAAACGTTCAAAGAGTTGGCGCCGCTGTTGCGGACCTTGCAAATCTGGCCGACTGTTGCGGGGGCCGGGAGCGCACAACCGTTACCCACAGCCGCAACCGTGGTGACCTCATTGAAGACGCTGGGCAGCGCCGTCCAAGGGGCGATTGCTGCTGCGGCGATATTGCGTGTTACGGTATCGACGGCGGCGCCGCCTGGGATGCCGTTTGCCGCCGCGGTGATCCGGCCGGTCCCGTCGACGGTGATGTTCGCGTTCTGCCAGGCGCCGGCCACCCCCGCGATCGGGGCGAGTTGCGGTGCGGCGTCCGAGCGCATGTAGGTCGTCGCCGTACCGTTGATCGGAGTAGCACCAACCTGCGCGATCGGGTTGGCACCTGTAGCTCCGGCAGGGGCTGTGCCGTTATTGGCAACAGTAATTCGGCCCGTAGCATCGACCGTCAGATTGGTGTTGGTGTAAGGGCCCGGCGTCAACCCGGTGATCGTAGCGAGCGCGGGCGCCGCATCCGAGCGCATGTAGGTCGTCGCAGTGCCAGGATGCACCGTGCCGTCGATCGTCTGGGTCGGGTTCCCCGGTGTGCCCCCGCCGCCGCCCGGAGGTGTCGCCTGCAATGCTGAAATCTCGTTGGCGGCGATGGCGAAGTTATTGCGTACCGATTGGGTAGTCGGGGTGCCGGTAACTGGAATGGTTGGATCAATTTGCGAAGGCATTTTTCAAATCCCCCAATCCCAGAGCGATTGATTGTTGTCCCAGGTCGTCGCATCGCCGTCCCAAATACTGCCTGCCACGGCAGTTTGATCCCAGGTCGTCAAGCCGCCGTCCCACAGCGATTGGCCGCCGTCCCAGATCGAGCCGAAGGTGGCGATCTTGACAATCGCCGCCGGCTCGTCGACCAACATGTCCTGCGGCGGCACCTTGAAGATGTCGACCTCGATAGACTCGAGCGGAACGGATGGCGGCTGCCAGCCATCGGTGTCGTCGAGCACCGTGTTAAGCGCGAATTCGAATTGGTAGAAGAGCCGGGCGCGGTCGAGATCGAGCGGGCGCCCTCCGCTGAACCAGTAGCCTTGCTGATTGACCGTCAGACACATAGCCGGCGGCCAGTTGAGCAGCGCCAGGTTTAGCGCCGTCTGAATGGCCTCGGTGCTCATAGCCGGCGCCTGGCCGCGGCGGTCGCCTGTCGCGTCAAGCTCCACGACAACGCCGATCGTCTTGCGCACGAACTGGTAGAGCCCGACCATGTTGTGGTTGCCGTCCGATTCCTGGTCGAGCAGGATCACATAGGCGGCGGGCAGCGCCATGTTGGCGTTGTAGTTTTTCAGGCCTTGCTGAAAGTCCGCGGCCCCGGCGACCCGCCCGCCAAACGGCGGGCAATAGGTGCGCAGCTGCTGGATCGTCGCGTCGACAATCACGTCTTGGTTTGCCGCCAGGTCAGACCGTCATCGAACGCCTTGCGCACCCGGTGTTGCAGATTAGGCGCTTCTTGTTGCATAACGCGGTCGAGATGTGGCCGCGGCAGCAGCACCCGCGAGGTGAAGACGCTACGCGCCCGGTGCCGGCGCGCGAGCACTCGTTGGCGGGCACCTCCCCCCGGGTTCCCGCCGCCGCGCGCGCCGGCTTCCAGGAACAGAGCGTAAAACGCGCGCTCGCGCACGGCAAAACCGGTGCCCTCCGGATAGACGTAGGTTCGCAGCGATGAATGTAGCGTGCCGGAGATCCGCACCGGCGGCTCGCCCGCCGCCGAGGCGCGATAGGCGCCCGGCCGGTAGTTGCCGCGATAGGCCGACCCGCCGCCGCCGCGATAGGTGCGGCCGCTGCCGGTGCTGCGGTTGATCAATCGCTGGGTCTTACTTTTAACGTCGTTTCCGGCGCTGCGCATCAATGCGCGCAGCTCTTTCTTGTCGAGCGCCACCTCACCCCAGGAGGTGATGCTCATCTTGAGCTGGCTCATTTAATGAACCAGCGGTGCGGTGCCATTCTCAGCAAAAAGGCTCTCGCGCTCTGCGTCGGTGTCGCCTTGGGTGGTGTGGCTGCGCTCGAGCTCGACTTCGAATTCGGCGAAGCGTTTGCGGCCTCCGACTTCTTTGAGGCGTCGGACGCGGAAGATTTCGGTGCGGTAGGTGCCATCGGTCGGCCTCAGCGTGGTCCGCATGATGACGTGGGTATTCTCGACATAGTCGAGCCAGCGGGTGCGGATGAGATGCGAGATCGGGATGTCGATCGCCGCGGAATTGTAGAAGGTGCTCGGATAGGTCGGCTGGACATCGGCCTGGACCGTGGCGATCGGCACGAGGTTTTCGACGATGCCGCTATTCGGACCGGGCGCTTGGTCGCGACGGTAGAGCATGACGCGCCAGCGCAAGGCGCCGATACCGTTCGAGGTGCCGATCTGGCCGGTCGGGTTATCCGGCAAACTGCCACAGCCGATAAGGCGTCATGACCGACCACGCGGTCGCCGGCAGGGCGCTGTCGATGTCGCCGCGGCCTTCGTATAGGGCGGCCGTGACCATCAGAATGCCGTGCACGATCGGCCCCGGCACGGTCGCGGGCGTAGCGCCGTAGCCGGCTGTGTAGGTCATCTGCATCGAATAGGCCGGGATCATTGGCACCAGCGGCGCCTTGAGCATGATCTGCCCCGGCTCGACCTCGAGGTTGAGCACGTAGTCCTCTGGGTCCGCGGCGACCAGATCGCCGGTCTGACCCCAGAGGACAGAACTGACTGCTTGGCAGGGCGCGCGCGGGATCGCGATCGGTTTGCGGATGACCGGCGGCCAGTTGAGCGGGAAGACGATCAGCGATTGCGGCACCAGCGGCGAAGCGGTCGGCGGCGGTGAATTGGTGATCGTGTAGACCAGCTCTTGAGTGATGCAGGCCCGGTTGAGCCATGCCTCGACGAGCGCGCGTGCCGTCGTCGCGTAAAGGATCAGCAGATCGTCGTCGTAGTCGGAATCGACGCGGCAATGCCGGCGGACCGTGAGGATGTCGACTGGCTCGACCGTCGGCGGTGTCTTTACGCGCAGCGAGGCGAACATCAGAGCGTGTCGAGATCCTCGTCACCGCCCTGGCGCAACGGCGCCTCGCCCGGTGGGCGCAAGGCCCATTGGGGTTCGATTCCTTCCGGCGGCATTTCTCCGAGCGGCGCGATGTTGACCGCCTCGGCGATCCCGCGCTCGACCAGCCGCATCGACATGCGGTTTGGAAAAGTAGCGACATCGCCGCGGAAATAGACGTTCCAGCGCGTCAGGAACCGGACGGCCAGGCGCGGCCCAGCATTGGTGGCGAACGATTGCCGCCGGGTGTTCATCGAGCGGACCGGCTACCACTGCCGCCGGATGATCCGCCGCTGGCCGGCGGGGGCGGCGGGGGCTCCTGTGCCGGGGGCGGCGGCGTCGGCGGCGGATCGCTGCCCTCGGCGGTCGGGATCGGGCCTGCGGGTGTAAGCGGATAAGGCCCGCCGCCAGGGTTGGCCGTCAGTGTACCGGCGAAGGCGCTCGTGAGCACGGTCGCCGGGCTGTAGATCGTCGGCGCGGCATCGTGCGTAGTACTGGACGGCCAGGCCGCCGGCGCCTGTGCCCAATGTGGGTTGAGCGGCTGCGTCGAGTACGGCGCGCCGGCCACGCCGGGTAACCCGGCGAATGCCCAATCACTCGTCGTTGCCACTGCGAGGCTTTGCAGGTGCCGCATGTTGAAATCGTGCTCGGTGATGACCCGGAACAGCGACTGGTCGCGCTGGAAGGTAGAGACGACTTTGCCATCGGTGCCGTAGTAGGCCGCAACATCGCTTGCATCGACCATGATGTTTAGCGTGTCGCCGATCACCACGTCGGCCATATCGACTAGGTAGATTTCGGAACCGTTGCCGGTGCCCAGATTGGTCGGGATCTGTTGCGAGGTGAAATACGGGAAACCGTCAAGCGTCCCGGCGGCGATTTCGTCGCGGTAGTAGAAACCACCGACAGAGTCGCGTCGGGTACGGATGTATTCGAGGATGATCGGCGCCATGAACCAGGTCGGGCGGATCATCCGCGACATGCCGTTGACTAGGAGCAACTTCATCGAGGCTAACGCGGCGACGACCGCGTTAAGATCGGCCCCGGCCGGCGGTGTGGCGCCGAGCGGCGGCACGACCAGCAGGTTCGCCGCCAACACCAGTGACCGCCATCCGATTGGTCCCTTGTTCGTGCCATCCGAGCGGATGAATTGAATATCCTCCTTGCGCGCGATGCCTTGGAGCAGGTCGTCGCGGATGATCGCCTCGACTCCGATCGGCGCGCGGCGGATCAGGTCGTTTGAGACCGGCACCATCGCAGTCAGTTTCTTGGCGATTAGGTTGAGGTCGTCGAACAGCTGCTCGGTAACGCTGATGTCGTCGAGCTCGCCCTGGTACATGGCGGTCGACCCGGCGGCGAGCCGCGGGATCGTCAAATTGCCCATCGGCATTTGCACGGTCATCGGGCCGGCGCCGCGCACCACGACATTGGCGCGCAACAGCTCGATCAGCTCGGCCATAAAATCCTGCGGGATCAATGCGCCGCCCTCGGCCACGACCGAATAGTTGAGCGCGCGGGTCACGATATCGTCGTGAAAGCGGTTGTCGATGAATTCCAGCGCTTTGTCGTGGCCATACCATTTCTGGTGCACCAGGCCGATCATGATGCGAGCGATGCGAAAGCCCTTGCCTGGGGCGGGCCGGCGCTTGGGTTGCGCCTGGACGCGCATGCCGCCGCGGCCGATACCCCCTCTCACGGCGACTACACCCTTGCCGCGGACGCGAAGCCGCCGCAGCCGTTTGTCCTCCTCATCGTCGTCGTCGTCGTCGTCGTCCTCCTCATCGTTCTCGTCGTCGTTGTCGCCGCCCTCGGCGCGCTCCTCGTCGTCCTCCGGTGCCGAGGCCGCGATCGCCCGCTCGCAACGGCCGATGCGGTCCTCGAGCTCCTGCAATTCGGCCATGATCTGGTCAAACTTGTTCTTGCCGTCGTCGTCCATGCCGTCGTCGCCGTCGTCCTGCTTCATGAGCTCCTGGAGCTCGGCGCGCTTAGCGGCGCGCTTGTGTTGGAGCTCGTGTAGTTTTTCGCGGTATGCGGCCATGTGTTTGCCCTCCAGTTTAGAACACCCCAACGAGTGCGGCGCGCACACGGCGCCGGTAGCGGTCGTAATTGATCAGCTGCACCGGGGCCGGCGAGATGACCGGAGCGACATCCTGGCTGCCGCCGCCGGGTTGGATCGGGATGGCACCGTCGATCAGCGCCTCGGGGTTGCTCGGCACGGTGCAGAGCGACAGCTCGACCAGTTCCTGTTCGTGAAAATCGATGCCGGGAAACCAGTCGTTGCCGCCGCGCGTCTCGTCGTCGGTGAAGTCCCACGAGACCGGGCGGAACCCGACCGAGGTCGCCGCAAGATAGCCATCGGCCGTGAGACGATAGACGATGTCCGCGGTCTCGCTGGCGGCACCGTAGCCGCCAGGCAGGAACCGCACCGCGGCATGAAGACGGCTATCGTCGCGACCGATGTCGACGACCTTGCCGATCGGCAGCTCGTCGGCGCGGTGCGACCACAGCACGACCGGGTTGCGCATGAAGTGGTCGAGCTGCCATCCGCCGACGCTGATCGTATCCTGGTCGCGGTCGACCGCACCGGTCGAGATCGTGAATCGCAATGTCCGGTCGTCGAGCTGCTGAACCGGCGCGCCGGCTGCAAGCTTGCGGACGCCGGCGATGATGCCCGCATCCTTGGCGCGGACCGGTAGCCCGTTCGACCCACGCGTGACATGAAGCGCCTTGAAGCGGTGCGACAACACGAAGTCCATCAGCGCGTCGCTTCCTCGATTTCGGGCCAGCTCTTAGTGAAGGCGTGAGGATGCGTTTTTCGCCATTCCCGCTGATAAGCGGCGTGGCACTCGGCACACCATCGTTGCCCCTGACGGCGTTGTTTTGCTTGGCACTTTGAACATTGTTTCACGTGTGCAAGTTGTTTCATGCGCCGCCCTCGCTCTCGCCTTCGCCCTCGCTGATCGACGGCGGCTTTGGTACGCTGGCACCAGTGTCTGCAGTGCTGCCGGTGTTGAGCTGCACCCGGTATTCGTCGCCGTTGGGGATTGGGTTCAGGTTCTCAAGGGCGCGCACCTCATTGGCGTTCAGAAAACCGTTGGTGAGGCCGATTGCGTAGCTCTGGTAGCGCCGGATCGTGTCACCGCGCAGCAGACCAGTAAAATCGAAGTGCGTCGCGTAGAGCTCACGCTCGTCGTCGAACAGCAGCTGGTCGTTCATCAGCCCCTCGAGCTGATCGGTGCACGGGCCTAGCGCATCGTCGACATAGGCCTGCTGCTGCTGCTCGATGTTATTGAACGTGGCGCGCCCGTACTCGGCCAGCTTATGCGGCGGGACGCGGAAAATGCGGCAGATGTCGAGAACTTGGAATTGCCGAGTCTGGAGGAATTGCGCGTCTTCATTGGTCAACGCGATTTTGTCGAAGGTCATCCCTTCCTCGAGGATCGCGATCTTATGCGCGTTCTGAACGCCGGCATGCGTGTCGCGCCAGCTCTCGGCGAGATTGCCCGCGGCCTCGGTGCCCAGGCGTCCTGGATGTTTGAGCACGCCGGCGACTTGCCCGCCCTGGCGGAATAGCACCGCGCCGTGCTGCTGGGCGGCCAACGCCAGACCGATGACGTCCTGGGCACAGGCGATCGGCGACAGCCCCAGGTAGCCGTCGACCGACATGTTCCGCATATGAATCATGTCCTCGGGCGGGACCCACACACCGATGCCGATCTGGCGCGCGTTGACCAGATACCAGGGGATGCCGTCGACGGCGCTGAGCTTTACGGTGACGCGGTCGGGCGTGACCGGGATCAGCTCGATCGGCGCGCCGGTCATATCGCGGTTGATGACGATGTAGGAATTGCCGCGCAGCGCGAACGCGGTCAGTGCGTAGGACCAGAACTGGTGCGCGGACATCCACCGGTTCGGCCGGCGAAAGAGCCGGTTGAGCGGGTGCATCGTGTCGATCACCCAACCGCCATCGGCGGTACGGCGCCGCACTTGCACTGGTAGACCGGCGATGTCCTCGCTGAGGCACTTCACGCAGCCGTAGACCGCAGCACTCTGCAGCGCGGTGAACGGGGTAACGGGAACGCCGGTGTTGCTGGCGTAGCCCCCCAGCGCGGCGTAGAGCAGCGGTTGGGGGAAGGCCAGGCTATTGAGCGAGCCGACGATGTCGCCCGGTTGCTTTTGTTCGGGCGCGCCCATCGCGGCGACGAGCGCCGGCTCGACCCGCGGCGGCGGCGGTGATGGCTGTCCGGAAGAGGTCAGCCAGGACCACAGGCTCATCCGAGCGTGATCAAACCCCTGGTGGCGTAAACCGACGGCCCCGGCTCGGTCATGCAGCGCGCAATCGCCATGATCAGCGCGGTCGCGGCATCGATCTTGTTCTCCGGCCGCGCCTTGCGCGGATAGACGTTCGAACGCGCATCGTAATGGCCGACGACATTGCCGATGCACCAGGCGAGCACGCCGTTGCCGTCATGGGCGATCCGGCCCGAGCGCATCGCGGCATCGAGTTCTTTGGTCGGCTCGGAGAAATTGGCGGTCGTCGCGCGGAATTCGACGCACGGCACCCGCTCCTCGGTGAGCCGCTGGGCCATCTGCGTCGAGCCCCACGGGTCATAAGCCAGGCTCTCGACCCGGAAGCGCTTGCAGAGGTCGCGGATGTCGGCCTCGATCGTCGAATAGTCGGTTTCGTCGCCGTGCGTGACAACCAGGTCACCATCCGCGGCCCAGCCGGGATAAGACGCGTTGCGCGCCTCAAGCACGGCAGACTCATTCAGGTAGCAGCGGACAAACGCGGTGTAGTGTAGCGCGCCGTCGCCGTATTCCGGAAACACGATCGCCAGCGCTGCGAGATCGGTCTTGCTCGCCAGATCGAGTGCTACGTGACAGCGCCGGCCGGTGAAATCATCCAAGCGCCGATCCGGACGAGCGCAGCTCAACCACGCTCGCGTCGAAAACAGCGCCTCGTCGGCGCCGATCCACATGTTGAGATGCCGCGTGCGCGCCGCGGCTTCCTGAGCGGGGTTGTTGCGCGCCTGGCGCATGATCGCGCGGATCGCGTCGGGTTGCACCGACTGGCCCCAGCCGGGATTAGCCTTTATCCAGGTCTCTTCGGCCCACGGGTCGTCGGTGTCGTCGATGGAGTAGATCGCGGCGAAAAACCGATCATCGCTCTGACTTTTTTGCAGAACCCGCAGCCCGTAGTCCCATAGCTGCTTGCCGATGCCGGCGGTGTTGCCGGTGGCGGTCGAGATGCTGAGGAGAAACGGTTGCCGACGTTTCCCCATCGCCGTGATAAGCGCATCGTAGACCTCGCTGGTGCGGTGCGAGCCGATCTCGTCGCACACGGCGCATTGCACGTTGAGCCCATCGAGCGCCTTGGCGTCGCTGGAGATCGGCACGAAATTCGAGGCGGTCTCCTGCTGAAAGATCGAATTCGTCAGCACGCCTACACCCCATTCAGTGCGCATTTGCGGGGAGCGGCGCACCATGTGCTGTGCGGTGTCGAAGAGGATGCGGGCCTGATCGCGCGTCACCGCCGCGGCGTAGCCCTCGGCGCCGCCCTCATCCTCGCCAAACGTCATGTAGAGGGCGAGCGGCGCGCTAATCGTCGTCTTGCCGTTGCCCTTCGGCACAAATACCGCGGCCTGGCGGAAACGGCGCGTCGTCGTGCCCGGCTCGACAAAGCCGAAAACGTTGGCGAAGACCAATTTCTGCCATGGCATCAGCTCGATCGGGCGGCCGGCATCCGGACCTTTGATGTTGGTCATCATGCTGGCGAAAAGCATCGCGCGGTCTGCCAGTTCTTCGCGGAATTCCCATTCGCCGGCCGCGCGGTCATTTAGAAACCGCTCGGCCACGAGGCGCGCGTGAAAGCTGCTCGGAATATCACCGGCGGCGAGGCCCTTCGCATAAGCGATGGCATCGCCGACAAAGCTCGTCATTCGATCAGAGTGACTGGTGTGGCAACGGCCGAAGCGATCAGGTTGATTTGATTATCCGGAACAAAGTCGATCCATTGAAACCCGGTAGCCCCGGAGCCGGTCGCGCTGATCGGCTCCAATGTCAATTGTCCAGCCGTTGCAGCGGCAACCGCAGGTTTATCAAACGCAATGTACACGGTGGCAGTGGTCGATTGATTGAAGATGCCGAGAAAACGTCGTGGCCGTGCGACGCTGGCGACAACATTGGTCGCGCCGATCGTCAAGCCGCTGATCTGAGCCATTAGTCAGTCCTTGCCACCGGGCAGCAATCGCAGCCGCGCCCACGGGTTCGCGTCGTCATTCTCTGTGATCGGCGCTGGTTCAGCATGCAATCGTGGTCGTGCAGCCGGTGAAAAACCAAGCTCACCTGCTAAGCGCACCAAGATCACAGTAGTACGATCAACAATGCGATGTGCTGGTGAAGTCAGCCACAGAACAGCGTTTTCTTCTGCTTCAAGCAATTGCATTGCTTCGTTCTTGCGATCAAGTGTCTCGACCCATGAACGCAATACCTCGCGATCAATGAACTTCAACACACCTCGCGGCGCGTGCGCAATTGCATAACGCCACGCTGCTTCTTGCGTCGGCGTCAGATCAGTCGGCGGATCATGCAACTCGCCTTGCGCGATCGGCTCATGCGCACGGTCGCGGCCGTGCTTGCCGGTATGATAGGTACCCTGTAGGCGATGCAGTGCGGTCGGCTTCGGTCGACGTCCAGGCATCAGCCATCACCGGTAGGGGGGTTAAAACATTTATCGATCAAGGCTGTAGAT